CATTTGATTATGCAATATAATATCTCTCCTGAGACATTAGTTGATGAGAGATATTCTGGTGTGTCTGTTGACAAGTTATTGGAACAGAAAGTTACACCTAACCCAGAGTATTGTCTGTGTGCTAATGGTGCACAGTACCGTAAGGATAAGCATGGGTTCCTTCCTGAAATAATGCAGAGGATTTACGATGACCGCACGGTATATAAGAAGAAAATGCTCCAAGCGAAGAGGGATAATGAAGTTCAGCCAAGTGCCGAACTACAAAGATCTATTAGTAGATTCAATAACATCCAGATGGCTCGAAAGATCCAGCTCAATTCGGCTTATGGTGCCATTGGAAACCAGTACTTTAGATATTACAACCTATCTAATGCTGAGGCGATTACTCTCAGTGGGCAGGTTAGCATCCGTTGGATTGAAAACAAAATGAATACATACCTTAATAAGGTATTAAAAACTGAGGAGAAGGATTATGTGGTTGCTAGTGATACCGATTCCATTTATTTGCATATGGGTCCTATGGTTGAAGCTATATTCAAGGAGCGAGAGACATGCGATAAAAGTATTGTTAGGTTCCTTGAAAAGGTGTGTGATGTGGAACTTGAGAAGTATATTCAAAATTCTTACGAAGAACTGGCAACCTTTGTAAATGCATATGATCAGAAGATGATCATGAAGCGTGAGAATATTGCTAACAAAGGTATATGGACTGCTAAGAAAAGATATATCCTTAATGTATGGAACAGTGAAGGTGTTCAGTACAAGGAACCCAAGTTAAAGATGATGGGTATTGAAGCAGTGAAGTCTTCTACACCTGGTTCCTGTCGTACTAAGATTAAGGAAGCATTAGAAATAATGATGAGTGGTACTGAAGATGAGTTACAAGATTTCGTAACCACTTTCCGTAAAGAATTTGAATCAATGCCTTTCGAGGACATTGCATTCCCTAGAGGGTGTAATAATATTGCTAAGAATAGTTCACCTCATTCAATCTATGGTAAGTCTTGTCCTATTCATGTACGTGGTTCATTACTTTACAACCATTACATTAAGAAGCATAAGATCTCACATAAATATCCTCTCATACAAGAGGGTGAGAAGATTAAATTCTTATATCTTAAGAAACCTAATCGTATTAATGAGAACGTTATCTCATTCTTCCAAACTTTACCAACGGAGTTTGGTCTTGACAAACAGGTGGACTATGAACTACAATTCAGCAAGAGTTTCCTTGAACCATTGAAGGTTATATTAGACACAATGGGATGGCACTCTGAACCACAAGCAACGTTGGAATTTCTATGGAGTTAAAATGGTAAGTAGTTTTTTCACAGATATATCTAAGGAGTTAGAGAATGATTACGCTGGCGTTGTCTCCGATGGCACTACTGGTGATGTCAGTAGTTTCATTGACAGTGGTAGTTACATCTTTAATGCTCTTCTTTCTGGCAGCATTTATGGAGGTCTACCGTCTAACAAGATTACGGCTCTAGCAGGTGAATCTAGTACAGGTAAGACATTCTTTGCTCTTAGTATGGTTCGTTCTTTTTTAGAGCAGCATCCTGATGGTGGAGTATTCTATTTTGAATCTGAGTCTGCTATCTCTAAACAGATGATAGAGGAACGTGGGATCGATCCTACTCGTGTATATCTCGTACCTGTTACAACAGTACAGGAGTTCCGTACTCAGGCATTAAAGGTAACTGATAAATATTTACAGCAACCTGAATCTAATCGTCAGCCTTGTCTTTTTATTCTTGACTCTCTTGGTATGCTCAGTACTACCAAAGAGATTGAGGATAGTGAAGCAGGTAAAGAGACACGTGACATGACTCGTGCTCAAGTTGTTAAGTCTATTTTTAGAGTCCTTACTCTTAAATTGGGTAAGGCAAACATACCCCTTATAGTTACAAACCATACTTACGATGTTGTCGGCAGTTACATCCCTACTAAAGAAATGGGAGGCGGCTCTGGTCTCAAATATGCCGCCAGTACGATCATTTATCTCAGCAAAAAAAAGGAAAAGAGTGAGAAAGAGGTTGTTGGGAACCTTATCAAAGCTAAGAGTGCTAAATCGAGATTCGCAAAAGAAAACGCAGAAATAACCACGAGGTTATACTACGATGAGAGAGGGTTGGACTCCTATTACGGACTACTTGAACTGGGTGAGAAGTACGAGGTATTTAAAAAGGTTGGGAATCGATACGAGATCGGTGAAGCGAAGGTATATCCAAAGTCAGTTTATGAGAATCCTGAAAAGTATTTCACTCCAGAAGTAATGCAAGCATTAGATGAGTGTGCCAAGAAGGAGTTCAGTTATGGATCTTAAACACTTCATACGTGTTTATGATGATGTCCTAGATAAGAATACATGTAGGAATGCTATCAAGGCATACCATGATGAAGTACCAGACGCATCTCAGAGATGGGATCAGGAAGGTAGACCATCCTTTACTACTCTGAATATAACTTTAGAGGCAGAAGGAAAAGAACATACAGCGAAACCACTATGGAGTAAGATCCATAATGATATGTTGATTGCTGTCAAAGCATACTCAGAAAAGTATATGATGGAGGTTGGTTGCGGACAGCATTGGCCACCTAAAAATTCTCTAGAACAAATTAGACTTAAACACTATGAGGCAAATAATCACGATAGATTCGATTATCACGTTGACGTGGGTGACCATGATTCTGCTCGTCGATTCCTCGTCCTATTCTTCTATCTCAACGACGTTGAAGAGGGTGGCGAAACGTATTTTCAAGACATAGACTTTACAGTTAAACCAAAAGAGGGTAGACTATTAATCTTCCCACCTACTTGGATGTTCCCTCATGCGGGATTAAAACCTGTCAGTAATGACAAGTATATCGCTGGTACTTACCTTCACTACACATGATTCAAGACATAATAATCAGTAAACTGATTAAGGAGGAATCTTTTTCTCGAAAGGTATTACCTTTTATTAAGGAGGAATACTTTGAAGATCTAACACATAAAGTTGTCTTCAGTGAGATAAGATCTTACATTGATAAATACGAAGGGCTGCCAGAATCCTCTGCCTTAAAGATTGAGATAGAGAAGAGAAAAGATGTTAATGAATCTACCTATACGGAGATTGTAAAACTTCTATCTTTACTGGATGAGACTCAGTACAACCGAGAATGGTTATTGGACTCCACTGAGAAGTGGTGCAAAGAACGTGCGATCTATCTTGCTCTCATGGAGAGTATTAAGATTGCAGATGAACAAGACAAGACTAGAACCAAGGATGCTATCCCCTCTATTATGAGTGATGCCCTTGGTGTTTGTTTTGATGACCATATTGGACACGATTATTTAAAAGATGCACCAGACAGGTATGATTACTACCATCGTAGAGAAGAAAAGATCCCGTTCGATCTCGAATTTTTCAACAAAATTACGAAAGGTGGTATCCCTAATAAAACTCTCAATATCGCTCTTGCTGGTACAGGTGTCGGGAAAAGTTTATTCATGTGCCATATGGCTGCAGCCAGCCTCCTGCAAGGGTTCAACGTTCTCTATATTACACTTGAAATGGCAGAGGAGAAGATTGCTGAACGAGTTGACGCAAACCTCCTAGACATACCAATTCAAACTTTAAGTGATCCTTTATTCACAAAGGATAAGTATCAACGTAAAGTAGATAGTCTTAGTAAGAAGACACAGGGTAAGTTAGTCATCAAAGAATACCCCACTGCATCAGCACATGTGGGACACTTTAAAGCACTCTTAAATGAACTCTCATTAAAGAAAGGATTTAAACCACACATTATATTTGTAGACTATCTAAACATCTGTGCATCATCCAGATATAAAGGTACCATTGTAAACAGTTACACTTATGTTAAAGCGATTGCGGAAGAGCTTCGGGGTCTTGCTGGAGAATTTAACGTACCGATTGTTAGTGCTACTCAAACTACTCGTTCTGGTTATGGGAATAGTGACGTTGAGCTTACTGACACTTCAGAATCCTTTGGACTCCCTGCTACTGCTGATCTTATGTTCGCTCTCATTTCTACTGAGGACATGGAACAGATAAATCAGATCATGGTCAAGCAGTTGAAGAATAGATATAATGACCCTACAATGAATAAGAGATTTGTTTTAGGTATTGACAGAACCAAAATGAGGTTGTATGATTGTGATCAGTCACAACAAAATTTAGTTGATGATGGTCAACAAGAACAACCCGTCAAGAAATCATTCGCAGAACTAAAAGTATGAGTAAAGGATTTATAGGGGAGAACGATCCCAATTTTAGTGATGACATGGCGAAGAAGGCTGAAGAAGCAAGTTCCAGATCCCGTGATAGGATTGATGGGATGACTGATGAAGCAAAAGACATCGCAGATCACACTTATAAAACTGCATCTGACGTTGCTAATGACCCTAGGGTCACAGCACGTGAAGCAAAGAAAAAGATTAAAGAGAAGACTGCTGAGAAGAGAAAGAAGACTAGGACATCTGATAGACTAGAGATAGATCTAGACAAGTATACTGATTTCGTAGACAAGACTACTTCAAGGCATTCTCAAACAACTGCAGATTATAAAGAAAGAATCGAAGAGTTGGTTGCTCAAGGATGTAATCTTGCTCGTCTTGATACTGCTGCTTCAGGTTTAGTAGCAGAAGCAGGTGAGTTCATGGAGATTGTTAAGAA